TTTACTACAGGCACTAGAAACGCTCCCCTACTTCACCAAGTTCTTCTACAATCCAACCTGCACCACGAGCAGCATTAGTGTACAGAGCGTTAAGTTGCTCTAGGTATACTACATTTTCCTGTGTGTACATTGAGGTGTAACCAAACTCGCCTTCGTGGTCTTCCTCTGGTTCAATCATGATTGTTACTTTAGCCATAATTAAAAGCCTCCTTGTTGCGTCTCAGGCTCATACTTAATGTGTTCTACTACCTTAATAGCTTCCATCTCACAAATCTTATCCTGCCAGACGTTGAACTTGACTACAACCTTACTGCCGTTACCAATCACACCGTCTGTTTCCTTGTCCCACTCACGGATGCCACCATCTTCGGTCTGCATGACAATCTTAGGTGTACCCATAACTACGCCTTGGTCCCCTGTGTCACGATCTACGAACTTAGGGTTGAAGTGCTTACGTGTACACTTGTAGTAAATCTCACCCTCAGTGTCTTCTTTCCAGAGTTGGCCTACCATACCCTTGTTAGGGACACCGTCAGCGATGGCTTGCTTCTTGGCATCTTTGGTCATAAACAAGTTCATCACGTACTGACCTTGGACAGACTCAAGTTTTACTCGCTGGTCTGACCCTTCTGGCAGGTTAGCACCGAGGTCTTGTTGACCCTCGAATACCTTAGCGAATTGCGCTGTGCCTTCTACGTATACTGTTGCCATTTTATTTCCTTTTGTACCTTGTTTTGTTGACCCTTAGTATGTATATATAAGTCCTTTTTAGTATGTATATACAAGGGCAGTTAAGTTATTTACTTGGGTTGTGACATTATTGACTCACCCTATTTTGGGTACTCCACTATAGGGTACTTCAGATTTTCTCTCGCTGTTCTCTTGAACTTCCTTGACCCTGTAAAAGTTACATACCTGTGTTTCCTCGGTCTGGGCTTAAGGTAGAAGTCCTCGCCATATTTCTCCCTCATCAGTTTTGATCTGTTAGGCTGCCCCCTGAACTCATCCCCTATGGTGTAGCCATGCAAATGCTCCTTTCCTTTCAGCGCCCAGTCCGTCCTCTTGGCTGACAACCCTGTGTAAATGAAGTTGGTTGCTTGATACACTTTGCCTAAGTGGTCTTGTGATGTGTCAGCAAAGCTTACAATGATGCTGTCCCTACTCAACAACCTAAGACTTGCACCCACCAGCCAAGAAGCGTCATTCTTTGTGTTAGTTTTTAAGCAAAGCCTGTTTAGTTCTAACACGTAACCTTTGTATTTTTCACCAGCAACCCCCGACCTTAGTGATGAGCTTGGTGGTGTACCGTAAGTAACAACACCTTCCAATTCTTCATCTACGAACAAACCATAAGCATAAGACACACTAGGAAACCTTCCCGCGTAATGTATGCCTAACAGAAATGGTCTAGTATCCTCTCTTGTTACGGGTCTAATTTCTCTATACCTACTCATCAGTGAACACTGGCGTAGTCGGGGCCAAATTGAATATCACTTGTGATTTCAACATTAAGTTTTAACATGTCGTTTACCTCTTTCATGGCTTCCTCTAGTAGTTGCTTTTGTTTGTCTTCGTTGCCGATCTTTACGTATGTAAGCAACTCGTCGTGATAAGTCAAAGAAAGCACTACGCCCTTTTTACGGCACTGCATAAGCCAATAATCAAAAATATAGACTCCTGTACCCTGATTTAAGGTGGAGAACACGTCGCGTTCATTCCGTAGACTGTAGTAGAAACCACTTACGGGGTTCTTCAAGTACGTAGAGCCGTCCTTGAGTGTCTTTACATACTGATCTTGTGCCAGCTTCTTAACACCCCAGTTACGCTCCCAGTATGCCTCTAGGAGTGCCTTAGCTTCTCCCTGAGACATACCAGCCTCTCTAGCTAACTTAGCCGCCCCAACACCATAGACTGCGCTGTAGTTGGTCACTTTGTACTTGGTACGGGTAGCCTTAAGTTCTGGTGCCTTCCCTTCATTATACAAGTCGATCTGCTCTTGTGTTACTTCCCCTGCGTGTTTGGCAAGGTCTAGGTGAGGATCGTACCCCTCAGTCATCATAGAGGTCACATAGTCAGGGTCGTAGTCCCATAGAAAATGACGCTTAGTGTTATCCTCAAGCGACACCACATCAGCACCACACACTGTATACCCTTTAGGGGCAATGATACACCCGCGTATCTCCTCACCCCAAGGGGAACCCACTTTAGGGAGGTTCACGATAGGGCTACGGTGCTTAAGACGTAGAGTGTTAGTAAACCCACCAGCACTAGCTACTACTCTACCATCAGAATCAGCGTTCTCAAGTAGAGCCTTAAAAATACTCATGCGGTGGGTAGCTACAGTCAGGCCCTCAAGTTCTTCGATACCCTTTTCCTTGTCCTTCAACTTGAGTACGCTATCGGTTAGCTGTCCCTTACGTGGATCACTAGGAGAACTATAGCGGACCTGTTCAATCTTCTTCTCTTCCCCTGTGACTTTATTCCTATCGTACTTGTACGTACAGGGCTTCCAACCTAGACTGTAGAGCCATTCCTTTACTTGGCTAGGACTATTAGGGTTACCGTCTTCCCAGCCTTCTACAATGGTTACAGGCCCCTCTGTGGTGCTAGGTAGGTACATATCCTTGAGTAACTGATACCATGCCTCTCCTAGTTTACTAAGGCTACCATCTTTAGTGTGCATAACCTTTGGCTTGTTACGGTACTTCTCAATAGGACGTTGAGGCATAACCTTAGCCAAGGCTATTGTCTTCTCCCCCTTGACCTTCTCAAGTTCATTGTAGTGCCTTTGGGCCTTCTCTACGTCGATGTATAGAGGGTTTTCCTCTTGTTCACGAAGGCAGTCAAACTTGAAGCTCAAATACCTAATGAAGCGTAGGATGTCCTTTTGGTTATCACCATAGATTTCTTTAAGGCGTTTATCTTGTTTACGGTACTCAGCCCAGTTAATCTTTACGTCTTCGATCACACGTTGTTTCATAAGCTCAGGATCACCTTCGGCCCATTGGTGTTCTTCTACCTCAACCTTCTTGATGCCGTGTTCCTTACCAATAGCCTCAAGTCCGTGCTTAGGTCTGTCAGGGTACAAAAACCATGATACAGCCATAGTATCCCAGAACTGACGATAGTTCATGTTAAGCCCTAGTACCTTGTTGATAGCTGGCATGTCATGTCCTACAGCATAGTGTCCTACCCACAGTACATCAGGTTCGGATAGCCACTCTACCATTTCCTCGTAGGAGGTAGTGTACTTGAAGGTCTCACCATCCTCTGTGTAGCAAAGGTTGTGTAGTTTCTCTGCCTTGTGGTTTAAGCCTAGACCTTCAGTATCAAATACCCTGATTTTCATTGTTACTCATCCTCTATTACAGTGCGGTAGAAGTCGTAAAGGTTAGGCCCTTCAATCATTTCTGTCCAAACGAAAGGCACCTTTAGAACTACTCCATTAACCGCTACAGGGTAGTCCTCATCAAAATCTTGGTAAGCCTCCGTCACATGGTTGTACCCCCACAGGTTTAGATAACACACTAATACCCTCTCTCGTTTAGGAAAAGACTTAAAGGATTTCCACTCAGGCATTAGTCTTCCCCTTGTTCATCCCGTAGCCCTTCAACGTAAGCCTTATACTCCTCGTGTACAGAGAAGTACTTGAGCATACGATAGGCTGCTGCACTCTCTAGGGCCTTGTTATCTGGTGTCTCATAGACATCTGACTTAGGGTTCATATTATCTTCGATGATCTCCTTCATCTCCTCACGTACTACCTTAGAACGGTACTCACAGTAGAGGTTGTTACCGATTAACAACTTAAGGTATTTATCTACAACCTGTAGGGAGGTCTCATTTGACTCATCTATTGCAGCAATAGCCATCTCAAGAATATCCAAGTCGAGCGGTTTAGTATTAGAAGTCATTAGTGTTCTCCGTTTTAGGTTCTCGTGGCCCCAATCGCTCAGTGACCATATCTGTGTCTACGTCGTAAGTAAGCATACCCGCTGGTCCTGTCAAGGCATAAGGTCGGTTCTTTGTAATTTCCAAGTAAGTCGTGTTACGCTCTTGTACGTCCTCTGATTTCTTATCCCTGCTCATCTCGATCAACACAATAGCTTCCTCTTCGATACTTGAAGCATATTTAGTGCGTCCATCAGAGTTGACGTGACTAATACAGATGATGCCCACATTACGACGCTTTGCCAGTTCTGTAAGCTTAACCCCTAGCTCAGTCAAAGCTGCTGTGGCACCATCAGTCCCAGATAGATACGCCAATCGCTGAAGGTGGTCAATGAAAATATACTCCGCATTGTACACAGAGATAGCATACTTGCACTGCTTAAGGGTATCCTCTACAGGGTCTTGAGGGTTGATGTCGAAACTTACGAACCTCTCACCTGTTTCACCTAAGACTACCTTGATAGCCTCCTTGACTTGATCCTCACTCACACCGTTGAACTCAGCATCTTCCTTAGTCTTTACATTAGTACCAAGTTGGTAGGTAGCCATAGCACGTCCTGTGACACTCTTGACTTCTTCCATCATAAGTGCTGCTGTCACCTTGTCCTGCTTAACCGCTAGGAAGTGCATGAGCATACGTAGATAAGAGCTTTTGCCTGTACCCGGTGGAGCCTTAACCACTGTAATGCCACCCTTGACTAACCCCTTACCAATCTTGTTGTAAGCCTCAATAGGGGTAGGTGTGTACTCGTAAGGGTCTTCCCCATCAATAGCACTCATCCATGCATCTACACCTGCTGTAAAGCCCGCTGGTGAATACTTACGTGCGCCCCACCATGCACTCTTGTATGCCTTCTGGTCACCAGCCTGTAGGAAGTCATTAGCGTCCTTGTGGTTACCGTGATCCATCATGTAGACTTTAGTAGGGAACAGGTCAAACATAGTCTCAGCTACCTTAGCACCTGCTGTGTCATTGTCCACACTCAAGATGATCTTCTCAAAGCTATCAAGCCAACCTTTGCACTTCTCCCACAGTTTGCCTGAAGGTGTAGCACTTGGCAGTGATACTACAGGGTTGGTGTAGGTACTCCCTTGTGAAAGCATCTGCCAAGCACTCATAGCATCGAGTTCACCCTCTGTGATAGTAACGATACGAGAGGCGTTTACGGGGAACAGGTTCATACCGAAGAGTTCATCACTACGTAGATTACTAGCACTAAAGTCCTTAGTCGAGATGTAACGTGTCTTAACGCCACCACTAGGGT